GATACCTATTGTTTACTTAGGGTTCATCTTTGGGTTTTCATGATACCTATTGTTTACTTAGGGTTCATCTATGTTTTTTCGGGGTAACATAGGTATTTCTACTTATATCATATCTGTTGCTACCTTAAGTTTCCCTATTATCAACCTTAAGACAACCCGAATACCGTGAAGAGGGGATAGGGGAGGGCTTGACATGTGACTTGTGAATTGCTATAGTGTGCTCATCAGCTAGCGAAGAGCTAGCATCAATAGACACAAACAGACCTTTTGAGGAGGTTTCTAAAGATGCTACAGTTCAGATTAAAGAGAGTGATTATCAGATCGGATGCAGAGACACAAAGAGTATCGATTGTGTGCCCTGATGATGCTCAGTATGTGATCCAGTTCACGACCGATGACGATCATTACTACGAGTTTGAGTGCTATCTTCTTTGGAATGCTATGAACTACTCAAGCTTTAGGAATGAAGAACGTATCCTTATGGTCATCCGAGAAGTTGAGCACTATGCACTGATGCAAGGCATTGAGAACTTCGAGGGGAAGTGGGGAACTTCGAGGGGAAGTGGCAATAGGCTGACAAATAGGTATTAATTCTTGTAATCAAAGATTACTTCTTACATAGTACATTCTTGACAAGCTATCTCAAGTGTGCTATAGTAAGCATTGATGATCAACCCCAAGTCACTACCAAGAGGTACACATTATGACAACGTTTAACGAACAGTTTGGCGATATGCTGATCAAGGCCGTTCACAAGATCAACCGCAGAGCAAGTATTAATAAGCTTCGGTTTGGCAATTGTCGATATACAGCTATGAAATGGACTGATGTAGGGGACCTTCTCACTGAAGAGAAGAAAGATATCAACCATATCAGCGTTGACATAGATGTTAACGAAAAACTCCTTTGGGTAAAGGAAGATAACAAGGAACTGTTCTTTGCAGATCTTTATTTTCTTAAGTAACACCAAAGGCAGCCAAAGATCAACCAAGGGTACTCTAAGGGATAGTCCTAATACATAGAGACTTGACAAAATAATGTTAGGTCTCTACAATTAGAACTAACCTAAAGCTAGCAACCTAAAGCTAGCAACTCATAGGAGCAACATCAGGTCACGCTACGCGTACAACCTCACGCCCACAGGCACTCCTCAGAAATCCTTTTATGGCAAGGCATTTGTCGTAGTCACACAAGATAAGTACGAGAGCACCGAACGATTGATCTCTACGGATAGCCAATACATCATCAAAGCATCTGGCAAGCCTACAGTCAGCCTCTCTAACGTCAGCTCTTAAAAGAGACAACATATTTGGAGATTGGCTAGATCTCTAGCGATTGGAACTACCTCTAAACAAACCTCTAATTTCACCTCAGTTAAACGATAGGTGCTCAGGGGTACCAACATACCGCCAAGTACACTATCGTTTAACCTGATGCAAATCTGAGGCCTCTGCGGCCATTTTAAATAGGAAACCACAACATGTACATTGTCATTCACGATTACAGAACACCAGGAGGCAAGATGAGATTGATCAGCTGCAATCTATGCAAAGAAGTACCCGTAGAGTGCTTTGATGAGAACACACTGAGCGCTACAGTCTTTACTCAAGTGCAGCCTGCAGTAGACTACATCGATTCACTCTATGAGAACTCCAAAGTTACCTATGAGCAGCGCGAGAGCATGATCTTCAGCATTTATGAGCAGCTTGGCAACTATATGGTTGGTCGTCCCTATAAAATGTGGTGTATCGAACATGAACATGAACATGAACATGAACATGAATATTAAATATTTAATTCACAAAGAAACCTCCATAGTTTACTCTAAAGAATACTATGAGGAACATAAAGACAACATAGATTTAACTGAATTCTATGTCATATTACAATAATGATCCCTTATGGGAACAAATAGTAAACTTAATGCCAAACAAAAAGGAAACAACTATGGTAGATTCTAAAGAAGAAGGGTACAATGAAAAGAGAAACAATGATAGTGGAAAGCCTGAAGATCAAGCCCATTATCAAGGCTTAATTCAGCCTATTGAATTAATGCAGGAGCTTCTTTCTCACAATGAATTTATTGGTTTCTGTAAAGGAAATATGATTAAATATGCCTATAGGGCAGGGCATAAAAAAGGGGAATCCGGTAAGAAAGACAAAGAGAAATATGAGGCTTATAAGGACTTTCTCAAAAGGTATCTTTATGGCAGACCGTTGATTAAACGAGAGGATGATGAAGGAGACAACTGATACATAAGGTTGTCATTAGGGGAGATTATATTAATATTGATCTAAGTCAAGAAAAAAAATATAATCTCCACTCCTAGAGAGAGGTAGGATAAGACATTGATGTAGATCAAATCAGAGAGACAAGGGACTATAGTTAACTTAAAGATAACCTAAAGATAAACTATAGAGAACTATAGATATTAACTTTAATGATTATAACTATAATAATAACTTATAAGATTATAATAATGAATATAACTATAATGATTAATCAAGTAGGTTATTACTATAGATACTAATCTAAAGATAACTTAAAGATAACTTAAAGTTAACTTAAAGGAAACCAAATGGACACTAAAGAAGCTATTGACTCAATTCGAATTAATGAAGTAGGTTATGATGAATTGTGTCTTAAATATGGAAAGCATTTAGTCGATAAAGAAATAGAATTAGAGTTAGAGAGTAAGGATCTTGCTTATCAAGCTTTTATGTCTAAAATTAATAAGGCCAGAGAGAATAAAACTTTAGCAGACACGGGGACAACCAAAATGCTGCTTAAAGAAGCCCTTCCGGCCTTTTGTAAGGGACTAAAAGATTTCTACACTAAAGCTGACAGTGGTAAACCGGGTAAGCGCCATATTTGTGCGGTTGTCTTAAAGCAGCTAGAGATTGAGCATGTAGCTTTCTTGTCTCTTAGAACTATTCTTTCTAATGCTATCCCTCAGATTAACCTTACGTCCCTTGCAAAAGAGTTAGGAACTGAGTTAGAACTGGAGATGAAGTTCCAAGATGTATTGTCTACTTTGTCTGAGAAGGAACGATCCTACTTTCAGGTCAACCTAAACAAGCGTATTGGTATGTCTTTTAAGCAAGCCTTTGTGCAAGCTAAAGATAAGTGGTTAGCTGATGAAGGGCGTAAAGAGAAGTGGGAGAAATGGACTGATTCTGTTCGCTGCAATCTAGGTATGAAGTTGATCGATATCTTTATTGTGTCTACCGGTCTAGGGAAGATCTCTAGGTACTCCCAAGGTATCAAGCTTTCCTATCGCTTTGAGATTGCTCCTGAGATTGTCCAATACATTACCCATAACGATAGGGAGATGGCTGATCTTCTCTTTAAGAATCGTCCTATGGTCATCCCTCCTAAGCCTTGGAGTAATCCTATCAATGGTGGTTATTACATCAATCTCAAGAGACCTATCCCTTTAGTTCGTCTTAATGAAAAGACTGTTATGGATCTCTATGGAGATCTCGATATGCCTGACGTCTACAAGGCTGTTAACGCTATCCAAGAGACCCCTTGGAGGATCAATCAAAGGGTACTTAAGGTAGCTCAGGAGATCTCTAAGTGGAAGCATATCCCTGATGGTCTTGAGATGCCTTTAGCGGAACCTGAGGAACCTCCAGTTAGACCTGAGGCAGCAGACAAGGATCCTCAGGTACAGAAGGAATGGCGTAAATCTATGGTTATCTACTTTCAGCGTGACAATAAGCGTAAGTCTAAGCGTTATGCAGTGAATGCTCAGCTTGCCCTTGCGGATATCTACAAAGACTATGAACGTATCTACTTTCCTCATAATCTTGATTTCCGTGGTCGTGTCTATCCGCTGCCTTTGCTGAACCCACAAGGCACTGATTTCTGCAAGAGTTTGCTGGAGTTTGCCGATGGTGCTCCTTTGGGGGATTCGGGGGTAGCCTGGTTAGCTATTCAGGGTGCTAATTGCTATGGTCTCGATAAGAAACCTTTAGAGGAACGTATTGCGTGGGTCTATGAGAACACTGAGTTGATTCTTAGAACTGCTAAAGATCCTCTCACATATCTTGAATGGACTGAAACAGATTCCCCTTGGGAGTTCCTAGCATTCTGCTTTGAATGGGCTGATTTCATGGAACAAGGTACAGATTATGTGTCTCATATTCCAGTAGCATTCGATGGCAGCTGCAGTGGTATCCAGCACTTCTCAGCTATGCTTAAGGATGAGATTGGGGGTACTGCAGTTAACCTCGTGCCCGATGACAAGGTTCATGATATTTATGGCATTGTTGCTGAGCATGTGAAGCTAGCTGTGATGAAGGATGCCGCTGAGGGTACTGAAGATGAACTAAAGACCGCAGAAGATGGTACTGAGTATGTCTCTAAGGGTACTAAGGCACTTGCTAACGAATGGCTGGCCTATGGAATCACACGTAAGGTAACCAAGAGACCAACTATGACACTTTCATACGGTGCTAAGAAGTTTGGCTTTACTGAACAGATTCTTGAAGATACTATCTACCCTTGTCTTGAACATCATCCTTTAGCATTCTCTAAGCCTCGACAAGCTGCAACCTATATGGCTGACAAGATTTGGAATTCATTAGGTGAGGTTGTCGTTAAAGCTAGAGAAGCTATGGACTGGCTTCAGACTGCCTCAGGTTTACTTGCTACCGATAAGAATATCAATGGTGAGAACCTGCCTACTCAGTGGGTAACTCCTAGTGGTTTCTTGGTTCGCCAAAGGTATCCTAAGGTTCGCCTGAAGAAACTTAAGACCTTCTGCAGCGGAACTATCCATGTTACTGATGACTCTGGTGCTCCTGATGAAGCTAAGACTGAAGGTGAGACCTTTCAAATTAGTGTCTCTGAGGACTTGGGGGAAATCGATTCACGTAAGCAGAAGCAAGGTATCGCTCCTAACTATGTGCACTCTATGGATGCTAGTCACCTTATGTTGACTGTAGACGCTTGCGTTGATGCGGGTATCCATCAGTTTGCAATGATTCATGATTCTTATGGCTGCCCTGCAGGACAAGGGGATCTTATGTTCTCTCTGGTTCGTGAGGTCTTTGCTGAAACCTATAAACAGAATGATGTCTTACAGGATCTTCATGATCAGGTTGAGAACATGTTGTCTCCTAAGAAAGCTAAGGAACTTCCACCTATTCCTAAGCACGGTACATTAGATCTTGATGTAGTCAAACAGTCTATGTATGCTTTCTGTTAACACTAATATAATCTCCATTACTAGAGAGAACCAAGGAACCTCTCTAGTAACCTTTTAATTAATTAAACAAGGAAACCATTTAAAATGATCGAACGTTACACTACCCCTAAGGGCTTTGCTCAGTATCCTCACCTTAAGGATCCTGACATGAAGTTCAATCCTGAAGGTGTCTTTAGTGTCACTATGCGCTTTGAGGGTATGACTGATGAACTTAAGAAGCTCATTGAGAAGCTTGAGGCTATTCAAGACAAGGCTTTTGATGAAGCAGTCTCTGAAGCCAATGCAATGAACAAGAAAAAGATCCATAAGTCTGATCTCTTCTTTGAAGATGAAGAAGGTAATGTCTACCTCAAGTTTAAGCAGAATGCTGTAATCAAGAAAAAGGATGGATCTACAGTCAACGCTAAGATTGCCCATTTTGATTCTAAGGGCAAGCCTATTGACGTCAATGTAGGTCGTGATTCAGTGATTCGTCTTAGCTTCACTGCAGCACCTTACTTCATGCAGTCTACTAAGCAGGTTGGCCTTAGCCTTCGACCTGTTGCAGTCCAAGTGATTAAGCTTAACGAGTTCGGTGGTTCATCTGCAGAGGACTATGGCTTCTCTGCTGAAGAGGAAGGCTATGAAGCATTCAAGGAAGAGGCACCATTTGACAGCCTCGATGAAGATGAAGTAGAATCACGTAAGGCTGTTGGAGCCACTGATTTTTAATAATTACTAGGGAGTAACTAAGATGATTACTTTGGAAGAACTTGAGAACCGCCTTGATAAGGCTCAGAGTACTCTTTGCACGATGCAGGATGTTGTGCAGGATCTTAAGACTAACATTGAGGAACTTAAAGAGGAACAAAAGGAAACTACTTTCGATCTCTATGATTGGAACCCATGCACCATTAAATTCCCTGATCATGTGCTGCAAGATATCGATTGTGACTTTGTTGCAGTCATGCTGATGCATAAGGATGTCTATAAGGAATACTGTGGAGATGTAGCAAGTCTTCCTGTAGATGCCTCTAGTGTGCAAGATGGTAGCCTCTTTATTGGTTACATGTACTTTTCGCTTAATGGTGCTGAACCTACCTTCAAGTACCCTAGTGGAGATCTTATCTTTGATAAGGGCAGTGAAGAGAAGCTAGACCCTAAGAATTATTACTTTAAGTACATCTTTGGTGATATCTAATGACTACCCGCAGTGCAGCATACAGCAAAGCTAAAAGGCACAACGCGGGTACCTACAGATCAGGACTTGAGGAGAAGAATTCAGAACTCCTCAAGTCCTTTTCTATTGAGCCCCACTATGAGGAACAGTACTTAGAGTATGTCGTTCCTCAGAGTACTCACAAGTATACCCCTGATTTCGTGTTGCCTAATGGCATCATTATAGAAACTAAGGGTGTCTGGGATGCTGAAGATAGGAAGAAGCATTTATTAATCCGTGAGCAACATCCTGAGTTAGATATCCGGTTTGTCTTTAGTAGAAGTAAGACGTACATTTATAAGGGATCGTCTACTACTTACGCTAGCTTCTGCAACAAGAACGGCATTAAGTTTGCCGATAAGCTGATCCCCGAAGAATGGCTTAAAGAGAAACCTAAAGATATCCCTGAGGGAATCTTGAAGAACAAGAATAATAATAACAATAACAACAAGAGAATTAATAAATGACTACTACCTTTAAGGAACCACTGATTGACTACCATAGAAACTTTGTTAAGTTCAAGTCTCGCAGTTCTACGGATTATCTGGTGGTTCACTGCAGCGCTACTCAAAATAAGCCTGAGTACACTTGGAAAACTATTGATCAAATGCATCGACAAAAGGGGTGGCTAGGAATTGGCTATCACTTTGTCATTCTTACGGATGGAACTATTCAAAATGGCAGACCCCTTGAAGCTATTGGCAGTCACGTTCTGGGTTATAATAATGACAGTGTTGGCATTTGCCTTATTGGGGGGACTGATCGTAACGGTAAGTCTGTAGACAACTTTACAGAGAAGCAAAAGGAATCTCTTAAGAAACTTTTAGACTGGCTTAAGAGTAAGTATCCTAAAGCTAAGGTCTTAGGGCATAGAGATTTCCCCGGGGTAGCTAAAGACTGCCCTTGCTTTGATGTACAATCCTGGTATGGTCGAGGAGCTCTCTATATTGTCTATGAAGATGAGCATTCCTTAGATGGATGTAAGTTGTCTAAGACTGATCTTTTAGAGGCTAATGGTACTCTAGAGTTCACTAAGGGCGACCTCGTGAGGGTCCGATAATAAAATCTCCATTACTAGAGAGAGGCACTTTATGAGAACTTGGATATTGCTTGCAGTCTTTGCTTTAGGTGCCCTCTCGGGGTATAAGGTTGAAGACCTAAGGAACACAGCTAAGCTTGCAGAAATACAGGCTCAGCATCAAGTTAAGCAACGGGAGCTCATAGCTAAGAAAGATGAAACAATATCTCTCATACTTAAGAATTCGAGTGATACTACTGCTGAGCTCACTTCTCTTGGCAAGCGGATTGACAGGGTGCAGTACAACTTACGTATCACCGATAGATCAATCATCACGAATGCCGGAAGAGCTGATGCAAAGTCAGTCCAAGCGTGTAGACAGTTACTCGCAGAAAGTGCAGGACTTCATAGAGAGAGTCTTGAAATACTCAGAGACCTCAACACAAGACTAGAAGCTTTTATTAAACTTAACAGCAAAGGAGAACTAAAATGATGGCATTTCCTGTGTGGGAGTTTCTGCTTGAAATTCTTTGGGCTTTTGCTTGTTGGACTATAGTCTTCTTTTTGCTTGTAGGAAGTATGTGGCTCTATGTGACTATCTTTTATGGCAAATAAAATATCAGCGACCATAGTATAATTGGACAATACTACATTCTTCTAAAGTGTACGATGGGGGTTCGAGTCCCTCTGGTCGCACCAAATACTCAGAAGGCGATTGGTGAAACGGGTAGACACAAGAGACTTAAAATCTCTCGGAGAAATCCTTAGGGGTTCGAATCCCCTATCGCCTACCAAAGCTATACCATAGTTAACCTAAAGGAAACAAAATCATGGAACCTATTGAACGTAAATCAGATTGGCATTATCCTGATGGAGATTCATATCGTGATGAGCTTCACAACAATCAGAAAGAGAAGTGGGAGTATGAGTATGAAGCCTTCCTAGATTCTGAAGAGGATGATGAGATTGATGAGGAGGAGGATGAAGATGAGTGATGATCCTATCTCTAAGGTCTATTGCGTAGGTAACTCTAAAGCTATCATTCGTGCACGCTGGGATAACCTCTATACGTTTGAATTGGAGTATCCTCGTTTCATCCATAGTGAATTCATGACACACCGTTGTCTCACTGCAGATACGGTGCTGACTTTCGATCTCCCTAGTGGTAGCAGGGGTAGCAAACACAGATCCTATCAAATGACTCTTGGGGATTTTTGGGATAAGTGGGAAAATGGTAGTTCCCCTCATGCTACTCGATGGGGTGGAGCCCGTCGATATGACATGAAAGGTCGTTTGAACAAGATGAGACTTCGTTCTGTGGATGAGTCTACGATGGAAGTTACTCACACGACCGTTACTGATTGTTGGAAGGTTGGGGTTAAGCCTGTGTACAAGATTACAGCAGGAGACTTCTCCGTCACTTGCACCGCAGACCATCTAATTCTTACTGATAGTGGTTGGAAGGAGTTGCAAGACATTGCTGTAGGTAGAGATAAGGTGTACTGTAATACCCGTAGTCAGTGCAACCTCATGGCTGTGGTAGTTGATTCCATTGAATACGTTGGTGAAGAAGAGGTATTTGATATTTCGGTTTCCTCTGATTATCATAACTTCTTGGCAAACGGTATTACGGTTCATAATTGCTTCAGCCGCAATGCTAGTAGTTCGCGTGCGGTACCTGTAGAGCGAACTATTCAGAATATCTTGAATGATCCTTGGGTGCCTTCGGATGTCTATAAGAATTGCAAGGGCATGCAAGGCAAAGATATTGTCAATGAAGATGACTATGATATCTTTTGTGAAGAGTGGCAAGATGCTGCATTTAAGGCAATCGAGGTTGCTCATAAGATGATTGACAATGGGTTTCATAAGCAGCACATCAATCGCATCCTTGAGCCCTTCACTAAGATTAAAGTTATTGTCACTGCTACTGAGTGGAGCAATTTCTTTGATCTCCGGTTGTCTCCTGATGCTGATCCAGAGATCCAGCACCTCGCTAAGGCTATTAAGATGGCTATGGATGCCATTAGCAACACCTACATTTATCTCAATGCTCACGGGGGGCGTACGCTTCCATATGTGAACGTTGATGAGGTGGATGCCATCGAGGATCTGCGGATTCTCACACTTATCTCTGCTGCACGTTGTGCCCGAGTGTCTTACCTTAATCACGATGGGTCTAAGCCGGATATCCTAAAGGATCTTGCTCTTGCTAAGCGGCTTATTGATAGTGGGCATATGACACCTTTTGAACATCAGTGCCGATACAGCTTTGATACAGGTTTCAACTATAATCTTCGTGATTTCCAAAGTGCACGTTATATGCTAGATCATGGAATCGACCTTTCTGCGCCATGAGCCTTGTCCTAATTGCGGCTCTAGTGATGCTCTTGCTGTTTTTAGTGACGGTCATAAGTATTGCTATAGCTGTACCACTTATTTTAGACCTGATGGATCTTTGGACAAACCCAAGGGGGTAAAGATGTCAGCATCCAATATGATTCCTTTAGAGGAACTACAGATCTCTGCTTTGCCTGCTAGGGGTATCACTAAAGATACTTGTACTAAGCTAAAGTATTTCGTGGGGGAGTATAAGGGTAACCCTTGTCAGGTGGCTTGCTACTATGATGACAAGGGTTCTCTTGTAGGACAAAAGCTTAGATTCCCTGATAAGTCTTTTGCTGTACTAGGGAAGATCTCTGGGTGCCTCTATGGTTCTCAGTTGTGGTCTAGTGGTAAGAAACTAGTAATCACTGAGGGTGAGATAGATGCCCTTAGTGTGTCTCAAGTGCAAGGCAATAAGTGGCCTGTAGTGTCTATCCCTAATGGTGCTCAGGCTGCTAGGAAAGCCATTGAAGCTAACCTAGAGTATCTAAATAACTTTGAAGAGATCATCCTAATGTTTGATATGGATGATCCGGGACGTAAAGCATGTGAAGATTGTGCAAAGATTCTCCCAGTGGGTAAAGCGTACATTGCTAATCTACCTCTTAAGGATCCTAATGAGTGTCTTAAGGCTGGGAGATCAGGTGACCTTGTATCGGCCATATGGAACGCTAAGCCTTACAGACCTGATGGAATTGTTTCAGGTCAAGATCTCTATGAGAAGTGTGTGGAAGGTCTTGATAGTCTTAAAGACAGTGTGGCCTATCCTTTTCAAGCTCTCCAAAGCAAGACAAACGGTGCTAGACACGGTGAGCTTTATGTCATTACCTCAGGATCAGGTATGGGAAAATCCACTCTACTCAGAGAGCTTGAATATTTCTTTGGTGTCTCTAAAGGCGAGACTTGTGGCGTTGTTGCTCTTGAGGAATCTACGGCAAAGACGGGACTTGAACTTATGTCCATATTTCTTAATAGACGTCTCATTGTCAGCGTGGATCCCGATAGTGTCTCTAAAGAAGAACTCAAGAGTGCTTTTGATGCCACGATTGGCAACGGAAAGTTCTTCCTCTATGATCACTTTGGATCACTTGATTCTGGGAATCTGCTTAGTAAGCTTAGATACATGATCGTAGCTTTAGGATGCAAGAGAATCTTCCTAGACCATATCTCTATTGTTGTCTCTGGTATGGACAATAGTGACGATGGCGGGGAGCGTAAAGCTATTGACAAACTAATGACAAACCTTAGATCCCTTGTTGAAGAAACAGGGTGTACTATGTATGTCGTTAGTCACCTTAAGCGCCCCGATAAGAAAGGTCACGAAGAAGGAGCTCAGGTGTCTTTAAGTCAACTTAGAGGTTCCGGTGCTATCGCTCAGCTTGCAGATATGGTGATTGGCCTAGAGAGGAATCAACAGGGAGATAATCCTAATGTCATGGCCATTAGAGTACTCAAGAATCGTTTCAGTGGTTTGACTGGTATAGGTGGTTATCTCTATTATGATCCCGAAACAGGCCGACTAAAGGACTACGATTGCCCATTTGAGGATGACTTAGGTGACTGCCCATTCTAGTAGTTTCTTGATACAATAATCTTGGCAAAGCTATAGAAGGATATAGAAAATGCTTCAACTATACGACAAACATATCATTACTGATATCGAAACCAATGGACTATTGGATACCGTAACTAAATTCTGGTGTGCATGGATCTACGATAGTGCCTCTCAGGAGTACAAAGGCTATAAGGATCTCGATGAATACATTGATGCTCTTAATGTATATGGTACTAGCGGTTATAACTTGGTATTTCACAATGGTATCAAGTACGATGTCCCTTGTCTTAAGCGACTATCAGGTAAAGACTTTGTATTTGATCCTAGGGATTGTGTTATCGATACACTTGTCTTTTCTCGTCTAGTTTGGAGCAACATTAAAGATCTCGATATGGGCTTAATTCGTTCTGGGAGGCTTCCTAAGGATCTCTTTGGTTCCCATTCATTGAAAGCCTATGGCTATCGTATGCGTGAACTAAAGGGCACCTATGGGGAACAGGAGGAGGCTTGGGACAGCTTCTCAGAGGAGATGTACAAGTACAACCATCAGGACGTTGTGGTAACTAAGATGCTCTTTGATAAACTTATGGGCAAAGGTTATCCTTGGGAGGCTGTACAGCTTGAGCATGATATTGCTTGGGTGATGGCTAAGCAGGAACGTAATGGCTTTGTCTTTGATAAAGATAAAGCTGTAGCGTTGTACAGTAAGCTTGCAGGTCGAAGAGATGAGTTGACTAAAGAGCTGCAAGATAGTGTCCCTCCTCTATTGACTGGCTATAAGGTCTACAAGAGAGACAACGCTAAGAAAGGTATTAAAGCAGGTGTACAGTATCCTGTTTATGAAACCTTTAATCCCAATAGTCGACAACAGATTGCTAAGGTTCTCATTGAACAAGGATGGGAGCCTCAGGAGGTGACTGATACAGGGTTGCCTAAGGTTGATGAAGAAACTCTAAAGACTGCTAAAGATATTCCTATGACTAGCAAGATCCTAGAGCTTCTCTTGTTGAATAAACGTATTGGCCAGCTTGCTGAGGGAAGCAATGCGTGGCTAAAGTTAATGAAGGAGGATCCTGATGGCTACATCCGTATTCACGGGAGTGTTAACCCTAATGGGGCTGTCACTGGCCGTGCAACTCATAGCTATCCTAATGTTGCTCAAGTTCCTGCCAATAGAGCCCCTTACGGGGAGGAATGCAGAGAACTATTTACTGTACCCCAAGGTTGGTATGAAGCTGGTATTGATGCTTCTGGGCTTGAGTTGCGGTGCCTTGGGCATTTCCTATATCCTTATGATAACGGTGCTTATGTAAAAGAAATTCTCTCTGGGGATATCCATACACATAACCAAAAGATGGCAGGGCTTGCAACAAGAAATCAAGCAAAAACAATGATTTACTGCCTCCTCTATGGTGGTGGCGATGCTAAACTTGGGGAGGTCGTAGGGGGAGACGCTAGGGCAGGTAAGATCCTTAAGGATAAGTTCTTTAAAGCTATCCCTGCTTATAAGCAACTAGTGGATGATATCTCTAGTAGTCTTATCTTATCCTCTGAGTGGATTGGGGGCACACGTAAGGTGAAGTGGCGTAAGCGATGGCATCCTGACAGTCCTAGCCTTGAGATCACTCATTGTGTCTTGGGTTTGGACAAACGGGTTATCTACGTACGCTCTGAACACTCAGCATTGAATACACTATTGCAATCTGCAGGTGCTCTTATTTGTAAGAAATGGGTATGCCTGTGGGAGGAGAACATGCGAAAGGCTGGCTATAGGCATGGTTGGAATGGTGACTTTGCACTGCAGGTGTGGTGTCATGATGAAATTGGCGTTGCTTGTCGCACTAAGGAAACCGCTGAAGACTGCTGTAGGATTGCTCAAGAATCAATGAGACAAACTCAGGCATTCTTTAATTTTAATTGTCAACTTGATACAGAAGGAAAGATTGGCCGTACTTGGGCTGATACTCATTAATCACTATGGAAAACACTGGTATGACTAAAGAAACTAAGGCAGCTCTGTTGCGTGACTACAAGGCTCCTAAGGGCAGCATTGATCACCTTCACATTATGTGGAAGTGGAAGGTTAAGCATGATGAGTATGGCACTGTCCCTGCTTATGGTGCTGTAGTCACTCTTAATGGAGAGACTATTCTTAACTATGATCCTGAGCCTGAGACTTGGAAGGATTGGTCTCCTGAAGAAATTATTCATGACCTGCTTATGAAGCTTGGCTACAGTGTTACTTCAGATACGACTACTGAAGAGGAGGGTTGCTATGAAGATGCCTAAGTATTTCTATACTGTAGAGAAGGGCACCAATGAAGTGATTGTCCACAAGCGTAACGCTGAGATGAGTAACTACTGCAGTGCTCTTGCTTACATTGGTGAAGTCCATCCTAAACTTCAGTCAGACTATTGTCGATACAATGCACGAATGATTGCTGAGATGGCCTCCCGAGGTCACATTACGTCAATCAATAAGCACATTCGACAGGCAGGCAATCGATGGCTGCTTACTCGTTCTGGCGCTGAGCTTGCATCATCCTATGAGCGCTACTAAAGAATACATTGGGCTGATAGACGGAGATCTATTGGCCTATAAAGCCTCTTCAGCTGTCCAAAAGGATATCTATTGGGGAGATGGTTTATATACTTGTCATGCTTATTTGGATGACGCAATAGATCAATTTGAAGAGATTATTGGTGGTATTAAAGATACACTAAAGACAAACCATAATGTCGAAATGAATGACTATTCGTTTGTCTTTAGTGACCCTAATGATAACTTTAGGAAGCGCTTAATGCCTGATTATAAAAACAATAGGCTTGATAAAAGAAAGCCTACTTGCTACTATGGATTAGTGGATTGGATCAGAAATAACTATGAATCTAAATCTAGTGAATCTCTAGAAGCTGATGATGTAATAGGTATTAATAGTACCCCTGATACAACCTTAATTGTGTCAATGGATAAGGATTTCAAAACTCTTCCTACGCATTTCTATAGAGTAAATGAAGATCAAATCTATTGGATTGACGAAGATAAAGCTAATTATTGGCATATGTTTCAGACACTCGTAGGAGACACTGCTGATGGCTATAAAGGTTGTCCCGGAATTGGAGCAGTAAGAGCAGAGAGGATCCTTAAGGATGTTCCTCAGGACAAGCTATGGGAGACTGTAGTCAATACCTACAAGAAAGCTGGCCTCACTGAAGAGGATGCTTTGCTGCAAGCTAGAATGGCCTATATTCTTCGCCAAGGGGACACTAAAGATACCCTTTGGACACCTGATAAAATCACCCCTATAAAGACAACTAATAGTTGAGAATAAATTCACCACACTAGGAGATAGATAATCGTGAAAGACGAATCTATGAAAATTGATATCAAAGATACCACTAAAAGTGATCCTGATGAACCCCTCTTCGACAACTTTCCGGCTGTCCCGAAAGACTTGTTGGAGGGACTTCAGAAGATCTTTGATGTACGCAAGATGATCCGCTATAAGCCTACCATTGATTACTGTGGTGGTGTACAGGATGTACTTGACTTCCTTGAAAATAAGTTCAATGAACAGAACCATGTAAATGAGGAGTAGATGGGTTCACTGTTTTCAAAGCCTAAGGCACCTGAAGTGAAAGTTCAGGCACCTGCCTTAGACAACCCTGTAGTTGAACCTCAGGAACCGGAGCTTGGTGCTCAGGAGACTGAAGAACAGAAGGCTCGTAAGGGTAAGAAAGGTCTTAAGGTATCCTTAGAAAAAGCTAAGGGTGTAGGCACTAACGTAATGTAAAAAATTAAAAAAGGATGACGAATACTATGGGGGACTATAGGGGGTCTATAGGTAAACTTTATGTTAAACCTATTGTAGACTTAAAGACAGCTATGGAGGCTCTAGATAAATGTATGGAATCTATTATAGATAATCCTAATAATTTATCTTTCATAAGAAACTTAGATAAAGACTATATTAGGTCTTTTGTTAAAGATGTAGTATTGAATAATAACCAATATGATTATCGTATTATTGGTTTCTATAGTCAATCTGCAGATGAACTAGTGGGATGCTGTTTGTTATCCTATGGTTACCCTTGGTATTCTGATAAGCAAAGAATCCTTAATGAAGAATGGACTGTATCTTTTAAAAGAGGAGCAGGCATTGCTAGAGCGTTGTCTGATTATTTAATTGAGTGTCTAAAGAATGATGAGTGTGACTATATTCAAACTGGGAGTGTCAATGATTGGTGTGCTCCTATGTTAAAGAATAGTTATGTCTCTAAAGGATTCCATATTTATAATTGCTATTATTTAAGTAAAGAGGATATTAATGGGCGCAATTAAGAAAGCCTTTAAGAAAGTAGTTAAGGTCGCCACTGGTGGCCTTATTGGTGGCGGTGGCAACTCTGGTCAGCAATCTCAAGAGAATGTTGTCCCTGCTCCTGAGTTAGGGTTTGTGAATGCAGATACGACTAACACTACTAAATCAGAATCAGAGAAGCAACAGCTAACTAAAGGAAAGAAGAGAGGCAAGAAGTCTCTTAAGGTTGACATGACTGGTGCCGGTGGTACGGGACGTAATATTGTGTAATAATGGCAGAAACTAAACTAGGTAATCAAACTGCTGAAGGTGCACAAAAGGTATACGAAAGATTGTCTACGGACAGAGATCAGTATACCCAGAGAGCAGAGAAGAATGCTACCTATACCATTCCTCAGTTGTTCCCTAAGGAATCTGATGATGGTGGTACTGCCTATACGACACCTTATAATTCTATTGGAGCTAGAGGTCTCAATAACTTAGCATCTAAGTTGTTGTTATCTTTGCTTCCCCCGGGTCAGCCTTTCTTTAGACTTGGGTTAGATACTGCATCTAATGAGGCACTACAGGCATCTGGCAATGATCAGGTTAAGGATACCATAGAGTACGGCTTGTCTATGATGGAGGCTGCTATGGTGAAGTATATGGAGCATAATGGTCTTAGACCTACTCTCTTTGAGTGCATTAAGCAGCTCCTGATTGCTGGCAATGCGTTGCTCTTTCTGCCTCCTCTAGAGGGTGGCATGAAGTGCTATACTCTCAGAAACTTCGTAGTTGAAAGAGATGCTATTGGCAATGTACTTCAGATTGTCGCTAGAGACACTTTAGCTCAGGGGACTATCCCTCCGAGTGTCTTAAGTCTCTTAGGCAATGCAGGTAATGAAGTTAATCGTTCTGAGAAGGTTAACATCTACACTCATACCTATCTTGTCCGTGGGGATACCTTAGAGGGATCCACTTGGGAATCCTATCAGGAAGTAAATAATACCATTATCCCCGGATCAGAACAGACGTATCCCTATGGCAAATGTCCTTGGATCCCTGTGAGATTCACTAAGAAAGATGGGGAATCCTATGGTCGATCCTTTGTTGAAGATTACCTTGGTGACTTGATCTCTTTAGAGAACCTTCAGCATGCCATTAACGATATGGCTATGATTTGTGCTAAGGTATTGTACCTAGTGTCTCCTTCCTGTCAGACTAACATTAAGGCTCTAACTAAAGCTGAGAATGGGGCTTTCGTAAGAGGACGACAGGACGATATTGTTGCAATGCAGACAAACAAACAGACTGACCTTCAGGGCTGCTATGCGGTATCTCAGGGTATCGAACAGAGATTGTCTTATTGCTTCATGTTGTCTAGCACTACTGCTCAAATCACAAGAGATAGAGTGACAGCAGAGGAGATCAGATATATTGCTCAGGAACTTGAGGATACCTTAGGGGGTGTCTATAGTCTCCTGTCTCAGGAACTTCAGTTGCCTTTAGTGTCCTGTATCTTCAATCAGATGCAGTCTAATGGCAGCCTTCCGACTATCTCTGAGCAGTTCGCTACGATTGAACCTACGGTCATCACCGGTGTTGATGCCTTGGGTCGTGGTCATGACTTTGCTAACTTGTCTCAGGCACTTCAGGTACTCGCTCAGTTCCCTGATATCATGCAGATGATCAATCAGCAGAACTTAGCTATGCGTATCTTCACGAGTGCTCAGATTGATGCAACGGGTCTCGTTAAGTCTCCTGAAGAGGTTGCTCAGGAACAGCAGGCAATGATGGAACAATATGCTGCCCAACAGGGTGTTGATGCACAAGCTCAGATGGCAGTAGATAACAACAAAGCTCAACAGGAACAGGGGGTGTAACAGGTGAGCGAAGAAACAACAAACTTGAATAGTGATGGTCTTAGTGTCGACAATGGTGTCGATATTATGATCTCAGGTACTCAGCAGCTTATCCTTGATGGTGATGAAGCCTCAGGGCTTCTTAAGGAGGGTGATGCTGTCCCTGTAGAGGAACCTCAGGAGGAGCCTCAGGCAGAACCTACGGCAGAACCTCAGGGCGAACCTGAGGGTGACCTTAATGTAAAGATTGATAAGCACACGAAAACCTTAGATGCCCTTGGTAAGGATCTTAAGGCTAAAGGTGTGGACTTCAATCAGGCCATTAAGGAATACAATGAGTATGGTGCCTTGTCTAGTAAGACTATGGCTGACCTTGCTCAGGCAGGTTATCCTTCAGAGGTCATTGAGGGTTTCATTGAATCACGACAGAACCTTGAGAGTGAGTTCACTAATGCTGTCTATAATTCAGCAGGCGGAGAACAGGCGTACAACAAGGTTATTGAGTGGGCACAAGGAAACCTCTCTAATAAGGTTCTGAGTTCCTTTAATCGAGCTATTGACAACAACAATCTTGAAGCTGTTACTCTTATGTTTGAGGGTATGAAAGCTAAGATGATTGCTAAGCAAGGAACACGTAATCCTACTATTATGGGTGGTGGGGTTACTACGGGTGGCTATAAGGGCTTCTCAAGTAAGCAGGAAGTAGTGGAGGCTATGAGTGACCCCCGCTATGGTGCTGACCCCAGTTACACTAGAGCTATCGAAATGAAGATGTACTATACTCAGGTGTAACGTACCCATAATAAAAACATTTCCTAATAACAATAATATAACTACAATAAGAATATAATAAAATGGCTGCGTTAACCGCTAATTCTATTTCTAATCCTGGTCAGAATCTGAGCGCTGGTGATCGTGATGAGCTGTTCATGAAGATCTTCTCTGGTGAAGTCCTTACGGCTTTCACGAGAACTTCTGTCATGATGGACAAACAGATTGTTCGTACTATTCCGCACGGTTAAGTCTTGCTGTGCCTAAAGTTCTTTAACTTCTGGAAAGCTAAGGGGTAACTCCTAAGCCAATCAGAAGCCAAGCCCTATCGAAAGAAGGGAAGGTTCAACGACTAGTTTTATAACGTAGGGTACCAAGTGGTACTCGAAATGGGAACAACAATTGCGTAAAAATATTAAAGAAGCTCTCGAAAGAGGCTGGAAGATTTGTGCTACTTGTGGACAGAAGAAACCTGTAGAGGACTTCTACATCCGCAAGGATAAGCAAAAGAATGGTGAAGAATACATCAGTATTCGAAACTCGTGTAAAGACTGTGTGAAAGCTAAGATCCGTCTTAGAGCTACTGGATGGTCTCCTGAAGACTACGAAAGAGCTTGGATCTTGCAAGGTGGTAAATGTGCTATTTGTGGCTGTGAGCTTGGCAGTTCACGCTATACAAAACCTTCGGCAGACCATGACCACAAGACAGGTAAACTACGAGGCATTCTTTGTATGCAGTGTAATACTGCAATAGGTCTTCTTAAGGATTCTCCTTATAGATTAGAAAGTGCTATCCGATATTTGGAAGAGCATGGGAACAATTGTTAAGATATAGTCTGAACATACGGGAAACCGTATGCTGAATAGGATTTTACAGCGTCCTATTCGGAGCATAGAGTAACGTCTATGTGAAACATGAAGCATTGAAGAGTGCTTCGTTCGCTGTCATGGGTCGTACTCATGCTAAGTATCTTACCCCGGGTAACTCCTTAGATGATCAGCGTAAGAAGATGGAGAACACGGAGCGAGTGATTGCTATCGATGGTCTCCTCACGGCTGATGCTCTTATCACGGATATCGATGATGCAATGAATCACTATGATGTCCGTACGGAATACTCGAAGCAGCTTGGTGAAGCTCTTGCTCAGGCTTTCGACTGTGCCTCTATCAATGAACTTGCTAACACGGGTGCTAAGACTGCCGAGGGTATGCCTGAGAACATCCCTGATAATATTGCTCTTGAAAATCCGGGTACGGGCAAGGCATTTGAGTATGTTACGGGTAAAGATGAATCTACGTCTGTGGAGTATGGCAACATCCTCCTGCAGGGTCTGATTGATGCTCGTGCTCAGTTTACGAAGAATTGGGTTCCGGCAGGTGACCGTTATTTCCTTGTCTCCCCCGAAGGTTATTCGGCTATCTGCCGTGCCCTTATGCCGGATGCTGCTAACTTTGCTGCTATCTTTGATCCGAATACGGGCAAGCTCCAGAATGTCTGTGGCTTCCAGATTGTGGAAACTCCGAACTTCTTGAACAATGGTGTTGATGGTAAGCACGCTCTTAAGGCTCAGATCTCTACGGCTGTCCTTCAGGGTATCGCCTTCCACCGTTCCGCTGTGGGTGCCCTTAAGCTGAAGGATCTCGCTATGGAACGTGCTCGCAGAGCTGAATATCAGGCTGATCAGATCATCGCTAAGATGGCTGTGGGTCACGGTGGCCTTCGTCCTGAAGCCGTGGGTCTCTTCGTTAAGACTGCTCAGGTTGGTGAATAATGTACTCGGAATCCGACATTAAGGATTCCTATTTCTATGTCAACGGGGGTTCTAAGAAAGGCTCCCGTTTGACTGTAGAAGAAAAGATTAAATTAGGTTTGATTAAAGCTCCAACTAAAGTCAAACCTAAGGTAGTCTCTAGGAAGCCTAAGATCCTTGCAGCTCCCAAATAATACATAATAACAACTATAAAAATACTACTACAAAGGATAAATTATGATTGTCACTCCTTCTAACAAACTAGATGCAGTGAATGAGATTTTATCTGCTGTAGGCTCTAGTCCCGTTAACTCACTTGAAGATGAACTGAATGTAGACGTTCTGAATGCAGTGAGGATTCTCGATAGTGTCTCTAAAGAGATTCAATCAAGAGGATGGGACTTTAATATTGAAGATTCAGTAGCTTTATTGCCGGACGCTGATACTAACTTAGTTCCCTGCCCTAATAATTATCTTAGGTTTGTCAGCAGTGGTTATAAGTTGATCAGACGATCCGGCTATTTTTTCGACATTCTTTCGCAGACCAGTGAGTTCCCTGAGGGTTTGACTTTAGATACTCTGGTTAGAGGATTAGACTTTGAGGAGTTACCTGAGGTATTCCGTAAGTTCATTACTTGTCGTGCAGCTAGAATCTTCCAGATGAGATATCTTACTTCAGATGACCTGAATAATCATCTGATGACTGAGGAATCTAGTGCCTATGCAGATATCATTGACTATGATCTAACTACGGGTAACTATAATATCCTCAATGATGACCAATACATTTCTCAGTATATCCAGAGGAGCTAATAGGGATGCCATTAGTATCGCAATCAACGGTATCCTATAAGGGTGGCGTATCTCAGCAACCGGAGATCATTAGGTTTGCTGATCAGGTAGAGGAGCAGATCAATGGTTTCTCTAGTGAAGTCGATGGCCTGCAAAAGAGACCTCCTACAGTTCACATTAAGAGACTTGGGGACAGAGTAGATCCACTCACTACTAAGTATCATATCATTAACAGAGACGAGACTGAGCAGTATATCTTAGGTATGTCCAGCGGGTATCTAAGGGTATGGGATTTTGAAGGTAATGAAAAGAAAGTTGTTATTGACAATGATGCTAGTTATCTTAATGTCACGGACGCTAATGATGAATTTAGAGCAGTCACTGTTGCAGACTATACGTTCATTCTGAACCGTAGTAAAACCGTTGGTATGTCTAGTTCTACTACCTCTCAAAAGGGTCAGGACACTGCACTAGCGTACATTAAGAATGCCTCCTATGCTAAGACCTATGCTCTCTTTATGGGCAGTACCTTTATGTGTGGTGTCATTACACCTGATGGTGGTGAAGCTAAGCAGGCTGTACAGACTACCTCTGCGTACATTGCAGAGAAACTTGTAGACTTAGCTACAGGTTCTCAGAGTGCTGATGAGGGAGCCACTACCTATGAGTGGCTATTAGGACAGCTTGGTGGCAGAGTCAATATGGGGTTCGCTAAGAATCCTAATTTCAACTTCAGTGCTTATAACTTCGCTGTCTTTGGTGATTCCGTAGTTTCCATCCAAGCTAAGTCTGGCTTTAATATGCCTAATGTTGTCGTTAAGGATGGCTTTGGCAACACTAATGCATATGTCTTGAAGGGTTACGTTAACAGTGTCTCTAAGCTTCCCCCTGCTGCTCCTGATGGTTACATCATGCGCATTAAGGGTGAATCTAACTCGGCTGATGATGACTACTATGTTAGCTACAATGAAGGTAAGAATGCGTGGCTAGAGTGTGCCGCACCAAACATTCAGTATCAATTTGATTACTCTAGTATGCCTCATGCTCTCGTAAGAGAATCTGATGGGAGCTTCCACTTCAAGAGACTTACTTGGACTAATAGAGCAGTAGGTGATGAGGACAGCAATCCTGAGCCTAGCTTCGTAGGGGAAACGCTGAATGATATGTTCTTCTACAGAAATCGCTTAGGGTTCATCAGTGGTGAAAATGTTATCCTCAGTGCTTCTGCTGATTTCTTTAATTTCTGGTTTAGATCAGCAGCTACTATTGCTGATACTGATCCAATTGACCTTGCTGTATCTTCAAACAAAGTCTGTATTCTAACACATGCAGTACCATTCAGCAGGGAACTAATGTTGTTCTCTAGAGAGGGACAATTTGTTCTCTCTAGCGATGGCGTAATGACCCCTAAGAGTGCTAAGGTTGATCAAATCACTTCCTTTGATTACAGTGATGATGCTCAGCCTTTAGGTGTAGGACAAAGTATTTTCTTTATCTCTAACAGAGTTAACTATTGCTCTCTTATGAGATATTATACGGTACAGGACGTAGCTGATCTTAAGGATGCTGAGGACGTATCTGCACATGTTCCTACGTATATTCCTAAGGGAATCTTTAGGCTCTCTGGTAATACTTCAGACAATGTAATCACACTGTGTTCACGTACTCATCCTAACACTGTATGGATCTTTAAGTACATCATTCAGAATTCCCAGAGTATGCAGCAGTCATGGTGCAAATGGACGTTCCGATATGAAGGTACTCAGGTCTTACTTGCAGAGTTCGTAGGCTCTGAAATCTACTTCCTTATTAACACTGATGGCGGACTGTTCTTAGAGAAGAGCATGCTTACAGGTCAGGCAGTAGACTTCTCTGATGAGTCTGTAAGATACTTTATGGATCGTAAGGTACGCTATGTCATCCCTGCTACTAATAAGTACAGTGACTACAATGACTATACCGAGGTCTCCCTAAAGGATGTCTATGGTGCTGTTCCTAAGATTGGCTCAGCTACGTATTGTCTAGTTGGTACTGATGGCTACTATCATCAGGTATCCTCTTGGGATGATAATGGTGTCTTTAAGGTGACTGGGGATATCAGAGGTATGACTTACTTCGTAGGCAGGCAATATGAATTTAATGTTGTATTGTCTAGACCAATGATTAAGAAAACTACTTCGGATGGTGCTACAATCTCTGAAGATGAAGGCAGATTACAACTGAGATACTATTGGTTTAACTATAGTAACTCTGGTACCTTTGATGTGTCTGTAGACAATGATGTCAAGAATAAGCACTTCAAGTACACTTGTACATCTAAGGTCTTAGGTGAATCTCCATTAGTCTTAGGATCCTATAGAGTAGCAACAGGTAAGTTTAAGTTCCCTGTGCAGGACAATAGTACTGAGGTTAAGATTACAGTTACTTCAGATAATCCGTTGCCTGTGAACCTTATCTCTGGTGGTTGGGAAGGATATTATATTCGGAGGAATAGTCAGACGTGAGAAAGGGATTAACTCTTAAGAGAGCTATGGTTGGTGCTCTGCCTAGTATGGCGCCTATGGAGCAAGAGAATGGTAAAGGTCTTGTTATGGCTACTCTGTCTCTGCCTGAGGCACCTATTGAAGTAGAGCACTTCCTATGGGCAGGCTGTTACGTTAGAACCATTCTATTGAGAAAGGGTGAGATTGGTGCAGGTGCTTTCATTAAGATTCCTACAGTGGTTATCGTTAGTGGGGACTGTAAGGTTGTCGTAGGGGATCACCTAGAGGAGATCTCTGGCTATTCTGTATTGAAAGGTATGGATGGCCGTAGGCAGGTCTTTAGTGCCTTTGAGGACACCTACATTACAATGTTCTTTGCTAGTAACGCATCTACTGTAGAGGAAGCAGAGAAAGAGTTTACTGATGAGTGGCAGTTATTAGCTAACAATAGAGAGGAACTATGTCAGGAATAATTGCTGCAGGTGCAGTAATCGGTGCAGTTGCAGGTGGTGGCAGTTCCCTGTGGCAGAAATCAAAGTACAACAGATCTCTCACTAAAGCATTCAAGAAACAGATGTACTATGCTCAGATGAACTACAATTGGAATCAGAACCAATTGACTAGACAAGAGCAGAGTGCCTATGATAATGCTGTGAGCAACTTATTTCAGTTGTCTTATAACGCCTTGCAGAATAATGCTACAGTTGAAGCTTCTCTAGCTGAGACAGGTTACGAAGGGCGAACTGCAGGACAAATCAAAAGATCAATCTCAGGTGCAGTACTGCGACAAAAGACTGCTCTTAAGGATGCCTATGAGACTGATGTAACTAACATTAGATCTCAGAAGGATGCTCTATATGTCCAGATGAAGAATTCTGTAGAGCAGGCTAGAGATCAACTCAAGAGCCAATATAAGGGGGGCATTAGTTATCTTATGGAATTCCTTGATACCACTGCTAAGGGTGCCGCTATTGGTGCGTTCACTGCAGGTGCAGGCAGTGCCCTTGCGGGTGCCGCAGGTGGTACCGGTGGTTCTATTGCAGGCACTGTAGGCGGAGAGACAGTTCTTGCAGGTACCTCTAGTGTTGGCGGTTCTGCAGGTCTCTCTGGTGCCGCAGGTGCTAGTGCTTTAGGTACCTCTACAGCAGGTGTTACTACCTCTGCTTCTACTGCAGGTACCGGAGGCAGCTTTATGAGTAACTTTATGACTAACTACAGCACTATGAAGACACAGAACCAAGGCATGTTTAACTTCCTTGATTATCTGCAGAATGCAACAGGAGCACTGAACCAAGGATTCAATGGAGGTAGACGAGGTTCCTATGGAGGTTATTACTACTAATGGCTTATAAGAATACAGCAGGTACTACGTCCATTGCTAATGAGATGGGGACTTGGAGGTACTTCAATTCTGGCTTAGCTAAGCTCGGGGAATATAAGGGTGCTTCTTTAAATATCCCTGAGAAGTCTGTTCAGCCTGAAGAACGTAACTGGGCTGAATCCTTAATGCATGCCTTTAGGGGAATCGGTAAGGCTACTGAGGATTACTTTAAGGTTGAGACTGATCGAAAGAATAAGATCGTAGATGAGTATCTGCAACAGCATTCTCTTGAGGATTACCAAAGAGATATTCAGGATCATGCCGTGCCATTCCAAGATGACCCTATTGCTATGTCTCGTCTCAAGTACATGCACGGCAAGATGGCTTACTCCATTGCTAAGCAGGACTTTGAGAGAGAGGTTATCGACAAGAATCTGCTTAAGGATATGTCTCCTGAGCAGATTGATGCTGAGGCTTTTAGATACTTCCAAGAATCTAAGAGTGATATGTTGGAAGCCTTTGGGTACGATGATTCTGATGAGTACTTCCGCAGGGGCTTCTATGAGACTTCCCCTCAGGGTCGTGTAGGGTTCATTGCTAAAGCTCAGGCAGTAGACAACAATGAGAAAACTCAGGCATCTATCTTAGCAGAATCAGCTAACTTTAGTGCACTCATTAATGATCCTAATGCTAACTTTAAGAGCATTGTAGGTGTCTTTGATCAGATCTACGATACTGTAGGTGTTCACTATACACCTGATCAGCAGAAGAAGCTCATTGACAACATGCTCACTATGGTGGCTAGCAGATCCGATGGTGTTCAGTTGCTCGAACAGTTGGGTGACTACACTCCTCCCTATGCTAAGAAAGGGGAGAGCCTGAAGAACATCATGGGTGAGCTTGCTTGGGGCAAAGCTAAGGCACAAGCTAGAGCCACTATGTGGACTAGAGATGCTGAAGTCTGGGGTGAAGACCATAGACGAGTAGAAGCATTCGTTAATGAGGGTAACTATCAGACTATCGATGAGATGGCTCAATGGGAAGCTCAGAGTTCTGGGGGCGCCCTTAGTGACCGCTATAAGTGGCTTATTCAGGCAGGCCAAAGAGCAAGAGATCAGGCTGCTAGATTGGTTGCTCAGGCTAATAGGGATGCCGAAAGGCAAGCTAAAGATGCCACTAACTTACAGAACGTTAACCTTTATTTAGATGCCCTGAAGACTGGCGGGGTTGTCTATAAACCTGATATCCTTGATTTGTCTAGTAAAGACATAGATAAGGTCTTTGCCAGTAATGTTGAATCAGGTGCCTACACTACTGAGGATATCTTTAAGATTGCTTCAAACCCATCAGGTGGCTATAATCCTGCTAAGGCTTATCTTAGTGCAGAAGCTAAGAAAGTGATGAGTGTCCTCACTGGGGATGTTCGTAAGTTAACTGAATCTAAGGTAGCTAATGTAAAAGCTCCCCAACAGTTAGATATGGTTCTGTCTCTCTATAAGGCTCACCCAGATAGCTTTGAGTTAGCTTTCGGAGATATGAAACCTTATGAGCAGAACTTAGTTAGAGCCTTAGTGAATAGCATCTCAACAGGTTCCTCCTATGAGGACTGCATTAGGGCTGCCTCAAGATACCAAGAGCTATCCTCTACTGCTGATGGCAGACACACCATTCAGGCTATGCAGGATAATATCTCTAATGATCTCGATATCTCGTTCAACGATAAGTACTCTAAGACTGTTGCTTTCAACAAAGCTCTGAGCTACTCATACTTTAATGAGGATATGAGTGATGCTATAGACAAAGCTAAGAAGGATATGGAGGAATCTAATGTCAAACTAATGGGCTCCTATATTCCCAATAGTCTCTTTAGTGTCCCTAACGCTTCCTTTAGTGATGTTCAGGAGTACACTGAAAAGTTACTTGAGGCAGCCTTTGAGAAGAACAAATGGACTGTTGATAAGGACGTTATTGTTGGGTATAACCCTCAGACAGATACCTTAGACGTCTATGATATCACTAATGGCCGTGTTAAGTTTAGAGTAGACAATAAGTTCATTAATGACAGCTACAAGAGTTACATTGATGAACGTGCTAAGAATCCTGCTAAGACTTATGGACAGCAGTGGATTATTAAGGCTCATGAGGCTAATCGAAAGTGGAACGAGAGAATTGAAGGTATTGATACATGGCAGACAACGAAGTAACCACTAGAAACCCTTTTGTCTCCTCTTCAGATAAAGCTTTGAATTCCTTGTCAGGTGTTGATCAAGTAAGCACTTTTACTGAGTATCAAAAGGCTGAATTCAATGCCCATCAACAGGAAGAACAAAAGAGAAAAGAAGAGGAAGCTGATACTGATGTAGGCTTTGTAGGGGGCTTTTGGAATACATGGGCACCTAAAGAAGTCCAAAAGTATCTTGGGGGTAACTATGATTTCTTTAGTCCCCCTGCATATACTCCTACAGATGCCGAGCGTACCTCTATATTAGAGTTGTTTGATTATAACCTAGATAGATACAATAGTGCTCTTTGGGGTGCTCAGAACAAAGCACAGTTTGACTTGAATGTAGCACTCATGAAGGAGGTAGATGACTATCGTAAGAAGCAGTCTTATGCCTCCATATGGAATAACCTATTGTCAGGTGCAGGTTCTATGGCAGGTGATCCTTTGTCATATACACCTGTAGGGGGAGGTTCTTTAGTTGCTAGAGTTGGACTAGGGGCAGTCTCTGGGGCAGTCTCAGGTCAGCTTGATAATTGGTCTATGGGGGATGACAACAGTGCTTTCATGGACTTCGGAATCGGGATGGCCTTTGGGGGCACTATAGAAGGAGCTGCTAAGCTCTTAGGGGGAGCTAAGAAAAGCATTGGTGAACCTCTTGGGGATGTTTCGAGACGTGCCACAATTCAAGTAAAGAACTTTGCTGAGAAGGGTGAGGAGGCAATCACTAAGGAGGCCCCTAAAGGTATCATTAATGATCTTCTCACTAAGATTGAATCAAAGCTCCCATCAATCACTGTTCAAGGTGCTATAGACAAACTACCGGATACATTAGGATCTAAGGCATTTAAGGAGAACGTTTGGGATCGCTTAGGTAAATCTGAGCGAGGCGACAGATCTACAGGTCAGCAGTTCAGCACTGATAAGTTCACTGCAGAAGAATATAGAAATTTCTATAGAGACAAAGGCAGAGAGTACAGTGATTCGTACTTTGATTATCGTCAAAAGTTATTCAATGAGTACAACAATCAGTACTCTTATGAAGACCTTGACCACCTGATTAAACAAAAGGTTGAAGGCATTGAAACACCTTTAGATTCCTCAAAGAACTTTCAGAATGCTGTTAAAGAGTACCAAGGATTCTATAATTTCTATGGAGGTGCTCTTGTCAACGGCAAGATGATTAAAGGTGTCGAAGACTACTTCCCTCACACTGTCTCCTTTAAAAAGGCTGCAGACTTTGTTGATTCCTTTGGTTCAGCCTCAAGATTAGGCAACATCAAGCTTGCTAAAGAGAAGATTGCTAATCTCTTGTTGCGGTCTCTTGATGATCCTAAAGTTCTTAAGCAGTTCCAAAAGATTTATGATGATACTATTGTCAAACCTGCAGAGAAGCTTGCAGAGGATGCCCCTAATAAAGTTCCTAAGAGTGTTCCTACGTTTGAAGAATGGGTAACTAAAGAAGCCAATAGTGATGCCTTAGGTCATCTTGATCAAGGCGAGGGGATCCGCAAAGGCTTCCTTAATGATGCTGATGGGGGCTTTAGTTATAACTATCAAAAGAGCAGATTGCCTTGGAAGTTCACTATTGAGGACACTGATGGTTTCTCTGTAGACAAACTACAGGCTGATTCCTTTGATACTATGCAAGGGTATACCTTAAGGGTCTCAGGGGATTTAGGTCTTAATAAAGTGTTCGGAGTCACTAGCTACAAGGATGCTGAAAGATACTTTGATGATCTTTTGAATGACCTAGGTAAATCTGAGATTAACCTAAAGACTAAGAATGAGCAGACAGAGGCACTAAGGGCATACTTTGCTGATTACTATGGCCGCTCTATGAGAGACCCTAATGAGGGGGACACTGTAGCATCTGCATTCTATGATGTTGCTAGGAACCTTACGTTCTTCACTAAGAATGCCTTTATGGGTTTCTTGAATCACTTTGAGACTGCTGAAGCTATTAAAGGATTTGGGGCTTCTTTCATTATCAAGAGTATTCCCGGGGTAGAACGTAAGTTAGCAGATTGGTCTAAGGGTGTCTACACTGCCGATGATAGGCACGCTATCCTCAATCAGGTGTTTGGCAATGAACTACAGAGACGACAGACTTGGAGAGAAATCAACAATAGAAATATTGAAAGATTCACTCGAAACAAGACTGACCCTCTGCATGTAGGGATGGCTAAGGTTGTTGCAGGTACTGCATATGCCGCTGGTAACTCTCCTTTCACAAGATATCTAGCACACTCTCAGAACTCTATTGTGAGCACTGCACGAGGGGACTTCTTAGGAGACCTTGTGAGGTATGCTCATGAAGGAGGTAAGAGAGGTATGTTCCTTAGTGATTCTGTGTTGAACCGATTAGGTCTTAAGGCAGATAAAAGATTCTCTAACTTAGTGAAGGCTCTTAAGAACTCTACTGAAGTTACCCCTGAGGGGGGCATTAAGATCAAAGATCAGGAATACTTTGATTTGATCGAAAGGGATATGAATAATCTCATGACCCTCAGAAGACTTGGGGACTACGTAGCTAGTGAGGTTATCCAAAGAGATAACTTAACAGATACCTTCCTATGGAGAGGCAATCAAAAGTCTCCTTGGATGAACCTTCTTACTCAGTTCAAATCTTTTGCTATTCGTTCGTACAACAAGAGGTTAGCAAAGAGTGCCCTAAGAGCCGCTGAAGGGGATGCATTAGGGCAGTTCCTTACGGTTGCTCTGTCAGGGGCATTAGGTACTGCAGGCTATATTGGACAGAGTGGTTTAGCTATGTCTGGTATGAACGATGAGCAGAGAAAGAACTATCTTAAGTACTCCTTAGGTGTTGAATCTTGGAAACAAATGGGAGCTAAAGAACTTGCTATGGTAGGTCTTAATGGTATCATGAGATCTAGTGTCTTTGCTATGCCTGCTCTTATTGCTAATATGGCAGGGTTCAATACAGGCATTAAATCTACTACTACCTTTGAGGACGTCAATAGAAAGGACTTTGCTAAGCACTTTGATTTAGATGAGTGGGCTAGGCAATTGCTTCCTGCTTATGGCACCATTAGTGGACTATGGAACCTTCAGGCAGACGCTAGAAACCTTGCAGAGACTAAGTTCATGAACAAATCACTCTACACTAACAGAGAACGTGAGAGGATTGCTAAGAGCTTTGGAAGGAGCATTAAAGCTATTACTCCAAATGCCCCCTATCTACAACAAACAATGATTAACTTTATTACAGACAACCAATAATGGCTTCCACTATTATCCTTTACGAAGGGGACGGTACTAGAACTGACTTTACAGTTCCCTTTGATTATCTAAAGAAGTCTTTCGTTACTGTACGATTAGGCACGGTCACTACTCTTACTGGGGGTGACTATGGTGATACCGGCAGTGACTATTACTTCCTAGATAAAACTACGATTAGACTTAAGGTAGCTCCTGCATCAGGAGAATCCTTAACAATCCGAAGACATACCTCAGCTACTGAACGAGTAGTCACCTTTAAGGATGCCTCCATTCTTAAGGCTACTGACTTGGATACGTCTCAGATGCAGGCATTTCATATCGCTGAAGAAGGTAGAGATGCCATCAATGACGCCATTATTGGTGACAAAGAGGGCAATTGGGATGCTAAGGGACACCGCATCATTAATGTAGGGGCTCCTATTAAGGACAACGATGCTGTTAACCTTAAGTACTACAAAGAAGATGAAAAAGGTGTCTATCAGGCTAGGCTAAATGCGGAGAAAGCTAGAGATGCCGCTAAGGTCTCAGAGGCTAACGCTAAGACTTCTGAGATTAGCGCTTCCGGTAGTGCTTCTTTGGCTAAGGATTGGGCAACCAAGCTAGACGATACTGTCGATGGTTCTGAGTACTCCTCTAAATACTACGCAAATAGCTCAGCTAGTAGTGCTAAGGTAGCAAGTGATGCAGAGACTCAGGCTAAGGAAGCAGAGAAAAATGCTACGGCTCAGGCGGAAGATGCTAAGAGTAGTGCTCAATCGGCTCAAAACAGTGCTTCTAGCGCATCTACGAGTGCAGGTAATGCTAAGGTATCTGAAGACAAAGCAAAAGCCTCTGAGACGGCTTCTAATGCTTCTGCGGCCGCCTCTAAGGCTTCTGAGATTAAATCTACACAAGAGGCTGATAGGGCTGAGAGTGAAGCTGATAGAGCTAAGAGTGAAGCTGATAGAGCTAAGGATTATGCGGAGCAAGCTTCCGCAGGTCAGCTTCAGGCAGATTGGAGTCAGACAGATAGCACTCAGAAAGACTACATCAAGAATAAACCAACCATTCCGACTAAGGTTTCCGAACTGATTAACGATGCTAACTTCACCCAGTTTGCTGGTGCTTCGGCAACGGTGGACGCCAACACCGGGACGCCGTCTGTGACTGTTACAGAGTCCGGCTCTGGGAATAACAAGGGGTTGGTCTTCTCTTTCAAAAACCTCAAAGGGGCGAAAGGTGAAAAAGGAGATACTGGGGCAAAAGGTGAAAAAGGAGATACTGGGGCAAAAGGGGATAAGGGGGACGCAGGTACAGCGTACATTACGAACACTTGGATCCAAGGCACCTCCTGGTACCGTAGATACAGTGACGGGTGGATCGAGCAGGGCGGTGAGTTTACAAAGTCACGCGATACCAATGTCACTGTCACCTTTCCTGTAGCATTCCAAAATACTAACTACACCATAGCGACCTCGCAGTATGCCCAACATTCGAGTAATTCCCCGGCATGCGCCTTCACGGATAAAAATACGACGGGGATTACCCACAACTATGGATCGTGGGGTAGTAAATGGGGTTGGTTTGCCTGTGGATACTAAGCCAATGATCGGAGAAATTAAATGACGTTTAAAATCAATCAGATTTTTGAAGGCGAATATCCGCCGGAAGTCGCGGTGTGGTGCAACGAGAATAACGCCTTCATCGAAGAGCTTGATCCTGTCACCAAAGAAGTGACGGAGAAAAACGAATTCGGCGAAGAGGTGACGCAGACGAAAACCCTGCGGCGGTTTCAGATTAAAGCTATTCCTGAGGTATCTCTTGCCGAACTTAAGATAGCAAAGGATGAGGCTGTTAAATTAGCTTACTTGAACTATCGCAATAATGAAGCTACTGTTCCCTCATCCCTAGGCTTCACTGCTGATGCAAACACTAGGGCATGGACGGATGTGATGGGTCTTGTTACTAAGGCTCAATCTGCCCCTGAGGGTGAGAAGGTCACTTTTAGAGCTTCAGACAATACCTTCCATGAGATTACTAGAGAACAACTAGGAACGCTTCTTCTAGAAATTATTGCTACTGGTGAAGACTCTTATGCTCAAAAATGGGCTATGAATAAGGCTATTGAAGCGGCTACTACTAAAGCTGAGTTAGACGCTATTGATACTACCTTTAAGTCTCCTACAGCACCTATAGCAGTTGATACGCTAGATCAGGTCGCTCTTATGAGTAACCTATCTTCAGGCGAAGGGCGGGGTATTCACATAGAGACTACTGGAAATCAAGCCTACGACAATGTCACAAGCATCCTGTTCCGTTCTCCGTACATCCATCTTGATGACTATCACGATGGTGATGTAGCAGTAGACCTGATCTTGCCTACTCGTGGAATCAGCTATTACGCCTGTATGGATGAACCTCTTGAAGTTGTTCCTAAAGAGTCAGGTGCACTGTTCTTTGATGATGAATTGACTCATGGTGGAGCTTATCTTGAAGTAGATCGTATCCATAAGGCATACGGTATTCAGGAAACTGATGACAAAGACCCGAATATTACAGGGGGTAGCTCTTTCAATATAGTGGCAGTAGCCGCTATGTCTGGTGTTGCCCCTTCAGACGGTAAGGTACGCCTTTGGCTTCAAGCACTAGATCAGCTTCGTAAACCAAAGGGTATTCTAACCGATGAGGACGGTAATCCTATGGCTGTCGAAAAGCACTACAAGGCGGGTGATACGTTAGATCGTCTAGTCATTGACCGCTTTGTAAATGCTAAAGCCCTGACCTATTTCCGTGTTATGGTTGACAACGGTTTCGATGGTCCGTTGTTGCTTGAGGATAGAACTGAAGGTAATACCTGCCTGTTAATCCAAGAAAGTACCAAGAAGTCTCGTACTGGTGAGGGTGGCTTGCAATTCCAATTGGATTCGGGTATTGCTTTAAAGAGTACTCGACATTACTTTGGAACTGGTGTTATCACGACCTCTTGGCTCACACAGATGACTATTCCAATTGCTGATGGTACAGCAGAAGACGCATCTACAATGGCTGATGGTTGGGGCTTGAATGCCTTGAGTAACCTTAAGGCGGGTGTAGCTGATGGTAAGATTCAAATTCTATCCAATGGCACGGATATTGTTGACTTTGATTTCCATAAGATCATGTCTCCTGAAAAGACTGCTCTATTGAGAGGTAAAGCTCTTTCAGTATCCTTTGTAGGTGAGACACCTGATTGTGGCTTTGAAGTAGCCTTGATGAAGTGGGTGGGTGATGGTAAAGCTAATCCTAAGATTCTAGCTAGTAGAAACAACACCGTTCCTACGTTCTCTCAGGGATGGGTTAAGTCTGAATCCTTCTTTGTCTCAGAGAATGTACAAGGCTCCCAAACGATTATTAATGAATTCACAGTACCAACAGATGCAAAGCAATTCGCTGTCTGTATTTATCCCGTGGATGCTCAAACTCCATGTACGTTACGAATTAGCAAACTTCAGTGTGATGCTAAGACTCCGTTCACTACACATATTCATGCTCCTACGGGAGTTGTGGAGGATCGTTTGTTCTTCAAAGAGGGTATGCAACGCTTCATTCAAGATAATGATGGGTACTCTGCCCTGCGGTACACAGTGAACGATACATGGAGTAACTGCCCTGTAGGGTTCTCTAAGGATCAAGGAGATGTTACTTTGAATGATAAGGTTCAGGTAATCCCTGGATCAAGTGCTACAGGGGGTGAGGGTGCTCTAGTGTTCCCGAATGATGGTACTGCGGACATCTCAGTTACATTCCGTGTATTTAATGAGCAGAAGGATGAAAGTCTATTTACTGCTAAGCTCGTGAATGTTACTAATGCCGGGACTGTCACTGACATTAAGGCAGATGCTGTGTCTGTTAAGATCGCAGGGGGAAGTGTTGGAAGCATCGTTACTTTACGTGCTAAGGGAATCAATATAAAGGCTAAGGATATGATCGGTATTCAATTCAAGTCGGATAAGAAAGACGGTTGCTATCTCCAAAGTAACTCTCGATTGAATCCTTTGGTTGAAACAATCGTGAACTACAAGGAACTTACTAAATAATATATGGGGTTATCTAAAACTATTTTGCTTTAGATAACTCCTTAATAAATATAAACAAGAAAACCACTAACATGAAGATTATTAAGAAAGACGGTACTGTAGAAGGTTGGAACGGAGAGAAGATCAAAGAAGCTGTCTATAAGGCGGCTGCTAGAGTGAATCAATATGTGGAGCCTGATGTTCTTAACAAACTGGTTGAGAAAGTTCACTCTTGTTTAATTATTGATAGAGATGTCCCAACTAAAGACCTTCATAAGGAAGTAATTCATTATTTGAAGTACTTTGGGTTGACTGATGTAGCGAATTCATATCAAGAATATAGAGACTATAAGAATACTTATGCTAAAGCATTTGAGAAAGTTAAAGATGAAGCTGATAACGTGCTTCTACTTGGGGACAGAGAGAATGCTAACTTCGATAGCTCTCTGGTGTCAACAAAAGGCTCGCTCATTAAGGGATACCTTACAAAAGAGCTCTATCGACAATTCTATCTTAGCAAGGAAGAAAAAGAGTTAACTAAGCGTGGTGATATCTACATCCATGACCTTCGAGACGCTATCTTTGGAAGCCTAAATTGCTGTCTCTTTGACATGGCTACTGTCCTTAGGGGTGGCTTTAGTATGTCCAATGTCGACTACACGGAACCTACGAGTGTCTTGAGTGCACTTCAGGTAATTGGAGATATCACTTTAGTTGCAACAGCTCAACAGTTCGGTGCGATCAATAGAAACTGCCGAATTAAAAGTGTGTGAACGCATGACTTGCGGTGTTGAAATCTAGGGGATACGCCCCCGTATTGTTAATATGGTTTCAGCTAACGGGGAACCGAAAGGAATCCCGTGCCAAGCTACAAGAGGTATTCATACATGCAAATCGATAAATATTTTTCTACTCCCTATGAAGGCTACTTTGTCTCTAAAGATGGAGAGGTAGTCTCGTTCAGGAAACCGGCCGCTAAATCTACTCCTGATAAGAGGATTGACTATACAAGAGCTCCTAAGAAGCCCTAGTTATTGTGTAGATCACATGAACAGGAACCGACAGGACAACAGGGTCGAGAACCTTAGGTGGTTGCCTTGGTCTGAAAACTCTGATGGAATGAAAGGTAAGAAGCCGGGAGTAGCTAAGAAATGCATGTATCAGGGGATCACATATGGTAGTATCAAGGATGCCTGCAAAGCAGTGGGAATTACTGTGAATTACTACTACAGTCACCCTGAGATTATCGCTAAGACTCTTGCAGAAGGTGTAGAGACTATCGAAATCCGAAAGGTGAGTAGAGTAGGCCGGAAGTGGTTACCGGTCGAAGCGCACACAAGCAGTAATGCTTAAGAGATAGTCCACAGAGCGGTTTAGGGAGATTCCGCTGGGTTTTACAATCTCCCAAATTGATATGGTTCTTCTGCCATACTGTCGTAAGACTTGGAATAAGGCATACAAGCAGGCGAGCAATAGTTTCCCCGGGGCAACTGAAGCTCAGCTCCATGTGTACGCTTGGCGTACTCTTCAGGATGAACTTAAGCAAGGCTTTCAGTCTCTTGAGTTGAAACTTAATACCGTCCCCTGTTCTCGCGGTGACTTCGCATTCACTACGCTTACCTTCGGTACTTGGGACATCATGATGGATGACCTTGATAGAGGCATCATGCGGATGATTGGTGAGACTATCCTTAAGACTCGCATGAAGGGTCATGGTGGTAAGCAGGTGGTGTTCCCTAAGCTCGTCTTCCTCTATGATGAGGATAAGATTGAAGCTGATGAGGATCATAAGGAACTTTTCCATAAGGCTGTGGAATGTTCTAGTAAGTGTATGTACCCTGACTACCTTAGTTTGAACCATGGTAAGGTAGGCGAAATCTATCAACGCACTGGTGCTATTACATCACCGATGGGTTGTAGAGCGTACCTCACTGAATGGCATGACCCTAAAACAGGTGAAGCCATTACTATTGGTCGTTGCAACATTGGTGCAGTGTCTCTTAATCTTCCGTTGATCTGGAAAGTTGCAGAGAAAGAAGGAAAGGGTTTCTATAGTGTCCTTGAGGATCGACTTCAGGTAATCCGTGAGTTCCTTAAGAAACGCTATGACATGATTCGCCATACTAAGGCATGTACGAATCCTATGTGCTTCACTCAAGGGGGTCTCCATAACGGTAATCTAAGCCCTGATGATGAGATTGGAGACCTTGTTGAATACATGACTGCATCCTTTGGTATCACTGCATTAAATGAATTGTCTATCCTTGCTACAGGTAAATCACTTAAGGAAGATTCTTCATTTGCTAATAATGTAGTAGATTTAATTAATGAAAGAATTGAGGGCTTTAAGAAAGAAGATGGCTACCTTTATGCTCTGTATGGTACTCCTGCAGAATCTCTTTGTGGGACCCAAGCTAAGCAATACCGTGAATACACAGGAGACAATCAGTTCGGAGATTATTTCACGAACTCCTTCCACCTCCACGTTAGTGAAGATGTAACCCCTTTTGAGAAACAGGATAAAGAGTATGAACTTTTTCATAAGTGCAATGGGGGCCACATTCAGTATGTCCGAGTGACTAACCCTGAGAACCTTCAGGCACTTAAGGCACTGATCTTACGAGGAATGGAGAAAGGGTTCTATCAAGGTATTAACTTTGATAGTGTCTATTGTGAAGACTGCCATAAGCACTCCACTAATGCTATGAACAAGTGCCCTCATTGTGGGTCTACTAACTTGTCTGTCATTAGTCGTGTTTGCGGATACCTAGGGTACACTAAAGCTAATGGTAGTACTCGTATGAACGATGCTAAGTTAGCTGAAATTAAAGACAGAGTATCAATGTAACGATGAACTACGCTAAGATAGATACCTGTAGTATGACTAATGGGGATGGCATGGGGGTAGACCTGTTTGTCTCAGGATGCTCCTTATGCTGCCGAGGGTGCTTCAACAAGAAAGCTCAGGATCCCCAATACGGTCAAGAGTTCACTGAAGATACTCTAGACACCCTCCTAGATGCTCTTAAATCGCCCTATATTGAACGATTGAGTATCTTAGGTGGTGACCCCTTAGAGCCCTATAACAAACATGCTGTAGAGCAAATCCTGAAGCGTGTGAGGGATGTCTATGGGGACACTAAGAAGATATGGTTATGGACAGGACGTACCTATGAGGATATCAAAGATGAACCCATCTTGGATTATGTTGATGTTCTCATTGATGGCAAATTTGAATTAGATAAAAAGGAAAAACATGAATACCACGGCTCAAGCAATCAGCGAGTCTTTAGAATATTCAACGGAGGGTCTTGCGGACACTATGCAAGTATTGTTCGACAAGGCTCACCCTTCAGGGACGAACGGAAAGCTCTATCTTAAGCTCATCCTTGAGGAGTTTGAAGAATGGGCAGAGGAAGCTTCAGATTGCCCAGAGGACTTCAAAGAACTCTGTGATCTTATCTGGGTTTGCATCATGTATGCTATTGAACATAAGTATCCTCTTGAGTTAGGCATGAAGGCTCTTGCAGAGGAATTCATGAGCAAGATGGTTGATGACAATGGCAACCTTTGTCCTACCTATAGAGCTGATGGAAAGTTACTTAAAGGAGCACACTTTAAGAAAGCTGACTTTAGGAAGCTCTTAGGTGTAGCTTCATGAGATTTCTAGATGTAGAATCTACAGCAGAGGATGAGGGAGCCATAGCAAAGGATATTATTAATATGTCTCCCCCTATAGCAGTCACAGGGGTTACCGTATTAGGGGTAGCCCTTAGTGACTGGGTTTACATAGGTACCATTGTGTACACTATAGTAGGCATTATAACAATGATAAAGAAGTACTGGGTAGATCCATACCTAGCTGCTAGGAAAGTGAGAATCAATGAAGAACAAAGAACCATTAGACAGAGAGAGCTTGCTGAGCTTGATTCAGGACAACATGTTGGAGAACATGCTGAACGATCTTAAAGACCCAGAGAAACGTAACCCTCAGCTATACAATGCGATTATTAAGGAGCTGCAGAGAAATGGCATCAATTGTGTGCCTAAGGCTGGCGAAGATGGAGACAATGCATTGGCATCCTTACTGAAGGCTACTAAGGAGAACTTTGAGTTAGACTATGGAGCTAATGGCCTTGTCAACTAAAGCATTGATTCCATACTTTAATAGTTTTCCATTGTTCTGCAGCTTAGTGTGGCAGACTATTGGGTTGCCACAGACTACTCCTATTCAGGTAGATATTGCTAAGACACTACAGCATCCCCCTAATGATAGATTCATTCTTATGGGGTTCCGAGGGGTAGCTAAGAGTTTCATTACTTGTGCTTATGTAGTATGGTGCCTATGGAGAGACCCACAGCTGAAGATTATGATTGTCTCAGCTAATAAGGAAAGAGCTGATGCTAATGCAACCTTTATTAAGAAGATCATCAATGAGCTTCCTTTCTTGGATCACCTGAAGGCTCGTGAAGGTCAGAGAGATACTCAGAACCTTTTTGACGTTGGGCCAGCCAAACCGGACCATTCACCTTCAGTTAAATCCGTAGGTATTAGAGGTCAGTTGACAGGCTCTCGTGCTGATATTATCTGCGCAGACGATAAACTTTAACCATGTCGTCTTTAAACCCCTTAAATTCGGTGGAACTCAGTCCTAACTAGGAAAGACAATACCGAGCCGAGCTTTATAGCAGGTGTAACGACTATTATGTAGGGTCAAGTGACTCGAAAAATGGGGATACCTTTTGGTATAAGATATAGTCTGGTCTTCATAGAGATATGAAGCATCGTCAATTATAAAGACGATGGGGTAAGACTAACGACCTTACCTTAACATAAAGGTGGAAGTTCCATCTAATTCATTTACTCAGGTTCTTCGAGATCAGCTGTTCGAGCTCGTCAAAGAGTTTGACGCTGTTATCAAACCTAATGGCACCATCATTTACCTTGGTACCCCTCAGAATGAAATGTCTCTCTATAATGAACTTCAGGAAAGAGGGTACACTGCTATTATCTACCCTGCAAGATATCCTTATGACGATACCCAGAGAGCTAACTATGGTACACGCCTAGCTAAGTTCATCGCAGATAAATATGACAGTGATCCCAAGAAGTATGCAGGTAAGCCTACAGATCCCCTTAGATTCAATGAAGAGGATCTACAGAAACGAGAGCTGTCCTATAGAAGAGCAGGGTTCCTGCTGCAGTTCATGCTAGACACTAGCTTATCTGATGCTGATAAGTACCCATTGAGACTTAGAGATCTCATTGTAGGCACCTTCAGTACAGATGAAGCACCTATGAAACTTACATGGATGCCTGATCCTGCTCGTAAGGTCTCCCTTCAGGAGATCCCAAAGGTAATGGGACTAAAGGGAGATGCCTATTATAGGTGCCACACAGCTTCCCCAGAGATGGAGAAGTATTCCTATAAGATGATGGCAGTCGATCCGTCTGGTAGAGGGCGTGATGCCACAGCCTATTGTATCCTATATTACCTTAATGGATACATCTATCTGATGGATGCAGGAGGACTTATGGGAGGCTACTCTGATGTAGTCCTAAATAAACTAGCGAGCACTGCTAAGAAATGGAAGGTTAATGAGGTAGTCATTGAAGGTAACTTCGGTGATGGCATGTACCTCAAGCTCTTTGAGCCTGTCCTTAGGAAAACTTATAAAGACTGTGGCTTAACTGAAGTCAAGTCTACAGGCCAAAAAGAAGTACGTATCATAGACACACTAGAGCCTGTCCTAGGTAACCATAAGATGATAGTTACCCCTGAGTGCATCAATAAGGATATCGATAGTGTACCTGAAGGTGACTATAAGTACTCCCTGTTCTATCAGCTGACTAGAATCACATCAGACAGAGGAGCACTAGTTCACGATGACGCTATCGATTGCCTAGCTATAGGTGTCAAGTACTTAGTAGACTTCATGGGAATTGATGCTGATGAAGGTATTAATGAAGTAACTTCAGAATGGCTAGAGGAATCTTTAGAAAGTTTTTATGGGTTCGTAACTAGAGAAATAGGGGGGAAATTAGGAATAAATAGAATTACAGAAAATGTAAGAGAATCAGGTACTTCCAAGGGATTCAATAAATACAAATATTCAGAGGGATACAAGTTTACAAGATAAAATCTTCCCTATAAGGGTGAAGTGACTACTCCGAATAAAATCTCCACTCCCAGAAGGGGCCAGAAAAAAGATATATATAAGATATCTACCTAGCTCCTTCTGATAAAAATAATAAAATAATAATTAAAAAAAAATAATGGGGTTACCTATAGACCCTTTGAGATATTCTAAAGGGGTTCATAAAGACTGCCTTTAGCTTTTTCTTTATGTTCCCTTTTAGTTAACTCAAAGTACCCATATGAGACCATTGAATCATAAACTAGTAGTAGCTATCAAGATCATCATTATTATTGTCCTTTTAGTGGTTTCCTTATTGAATGGTGATGTAGGTACAGTTGATGCGCTACTTAGAGCTGCTGTAGGTGGATTACTATAGTCACAGCTAGCAAGCTAGCCCTTTAAGGGGTGCCTATAGTTAGTCTATAGACCCTTTAAGGTGTACCTTAAGTTAACCCTTAGGGTACGCCTCCTTATGCTAGTATACTAGCCTTATGTTAGCTTGCTATCTCTTGACGATAACTTGTGGTTAACTCTAGGGTAACTTAAGTGTAACAACAGATACCTTTAGGTAAACTAAGGGTCACCTTGATTAGAATTTTATAATAAATTTGTAAGGTGGCACATTAATACAGATACGGGTGTGTGTCCCCCCATAGGGGGTCTCTAGATTCCCTTATGCTACTCTTATACACCTGCTGTGCCTACTTTACGTGTGTGTGTGTGTGTGCGTATAAGGGTGCCCAAGGGGGAGACTTTAGGGTAGCTTTAGGGTAGCTACTGACCCTATTGTTTTTTTCATGATACCTATTGTTTACTTAGGGTTCATCTTTGGGTTTTCATGATACCTATTGTTT